TTTCAGAAAACCCTAACCCAAACCTTACAACAGATTCATCGGTAATAAATCTACCACGAAAGTATCCCATCGCTCTTGGAGACTCTAGCGCTTGAGTGTTTAGTCGTTTAATTAACGACTCATCAAACTGAACAAAATCGGGTTTGTCAGTCAACTTCTTCTGGATATCATCCTCGATATTAGAATGCTCTGCCTTGCTATTAATAAAACGAACTGCCTCAAAATATGTACGAGAGGAGGCATTCATTACTAGTTCAACAAGGCTCGCAGTCTTTTGGCATGAGAAACAAAAGAACAATCCATTGCTCTTGTGAATCTCTCCTGCAGGAGTTCTACTGTTATTGTGAAAAGGACAAAAAATAATATAGTCCGACTCCACCTCATTCTCAACAGTTATTCCAGAGCCAATCACTACGCGCTTTACTTGATCCCTAGTATATGGCTTTCCACGAACACTCTTGATATAGTTCTCCATTTAGTTGGCAGACTCCATATCCTTGTAACGATAGTATCCTCTGTCAAAGTCTGCTTGAACGAAGAAATCTCCCATAAATCCATTACGGTTCTTTCTGAATACGCACTCAATAACATCACTATTTGTTGCTCTACCAAGTGCTAGAACCCAGTCTGCATCGTAAGCAATCTGTCTCGACCAAGATGTTTGACCAAGTGTTGGAACGCTACTAAGATCGTTTGCATCGTCTGGGGTAGCAGAAGAGATAGCCATAATTGGAACCTCTTCACTAATAGCCATGAGTTTAAGTTCTCTAGATAAGTTCTTCATCTTGACAACTTCGCTCTCAGACTTTTGGTTTGGCGACATTAGTTGTAGGTAGTCCACGATAACAAAGTCTGGTTTATACTGGTCAATCTTTCCCCGAATTACTGAGGGAGTAATCTCTCCCCCGCTATCATTAGAGATGATGTGGAACTCTGGTCTGCCCTGAACGTGATTCTTATGCCAAGTCTTCAAACCATCTATCTCAATCTCACCATTGGAGATTTTTCTATGAGACCATTGCCCCTCACCCATGATAGTAAATACACGGTTACGAACCTCTGTCTCAGACATTTCAAGACTGATTACCATTGGGCTACGACCCTGTTTCCAAGCCTGTACAGCGAAATAGAGAGCCAACCACGACTTTCCGATGCCTGGGTATGCCAAGAAGACTCCTAGTTGCCCTGGCATGATTCCTGCAGGCAGATAATTGTCAAACCCTGGAAGCCCAGTCTTAATGCCTACATGTCCTAGTTCTTGCATTTTTTTCATGTTCTCAAAGTAAGCAACTGCAGACTCAAGATCCGTGGCATCAATATCTCTAATGACAGCCGTATTCTTCTTTAATGCAGATGTTTTAGTAATTATATTGTTTAGTGCTTCTGTACCGCTACCACTCTGCACCTCACCTGCTGCGGTACGAATAATGTCTTTGAGGTTATTGCTAAGGTACTCTGCCTGCAACTCTTCCAAGTGGTGCTTTGTTGTTCCAATGTTTTCTGCTGGCGTGAAGTCCCTAAACTTGTCTACAACAATGGAGACGGGAGGAACGGTGCCATTCTTCTCTGAATAGTTTCTAATAAACTCCCAGATATCGTTGTGTGTGGTTAATAGGTTCTCTACGTTAGCCTGTAGCAGTACATGTACCTGCTTATCCTCTAATACTGCGGAGATTAACTTTAGTTCTGCATCATTCACTTAACCACTCCTTAGCCATAACTCTTCTCTCTGCACGGTCTTTGTCGTCTTGCTCTTTGTCTCGTTTTGCCTTAAATATTTTCTCTGCATTGTAGGCAAAGTAATTCCATGATGGTGTTTGACTTACCTTAAAATAGTATTCAAGCAGGTCATAGCAGTTGCCAGAGCCATAAGACTCTACTAGATTGTCTGATGCCCACTGCTCTACGTTTAAATTTAAAGATGGCTTTGCCCCATACTTTGCTGTGTGATATTTTGTATATCTACTGAGCAAAGCCATTCGGTCTTTGCGCTCAGCCATTAGTCCTCCAGAATTGCTTCTCTGCCCTCTTTGATTTTTGACTTCAACTTCTCTTGAACAAAATTGTATACGCGCTCGAAAGCCTCGTCTTTTGTTTCTCCCTCTAGTTGATTCTCTGTGATGCCGAGATCAAGCCTAAGCGACTGAAAATTGCCAAGGTTAAGCGTAAATCCTAAAGTTACAGAAACTTTCATTTCATTGTTTTCCATGTATAGTCCATTCCGTTGTTGTTTTTAATCTAATACCTAAGTCTATCATAGTTCCGACTTTCGTGCAACTGCTAGATACTCTCCTTGTATATGGGGATAAAGCGCCCATCCTGAGTTCTCGTATAAACAAGTATACCATCGCCCATCCTATGTGTCAACTCCTGCCTATTTGGGGTCATATTATTGGTAATTAGCCCGTCCTTTCTAGGTTGCCCTATATGGATTGTCGCTAGAGTGTCACGAATGTCCTTTACCATTGATTCTGAGTAGTAAGATCTGATTTGCCATCCTGTCTCCCCGCCTTTTGTAGACCCTATGGCCTTTGGGATTAAACCCTTTTTAACCAGTCTTGGCATATACTTTCTATGACGATTGACCAGTTTTGCAGTTTCTGTAATAGTATAGGCTCGCTCTCTGTTCTTTTTGTAGTCATGCAAGAGGCACGTCTCTAACCTATCTTTATTGATGTTGTACAGTGTGATTAGACCATTAGACCTGCTGTAGTGATATGCTCTTACCAAATCCCCATTTAAAAACCATACGGTTTTATTGCCAGTGATTATATCGTCGTTATTGTATTTTTCGCTCTTAATCTTTCCTGTTGCAGTATCCACTGCCCCTCCTTAGATTCCTGTGGTGGATGATAAAACTTCCGATCACCACATAAGATACAAAATGTTTCTATATGTGTGTATGAAGTATACTGTCGATCAAGAAACACTCGTCCTGAACACCTATGACACTTAGAGATACTCCTACTCACTAGTTCGGTATCCCTACCGCAATAAGGTTGACGTTGATCGACACAACTCCGCTTGAGTTAAATCTTACAATACCAGTCACGCTAGATTTGCTTATATCTGTCAGAATAACTGTTACGTTTTCTCCAGCACTAGTTCCAGCAGTGTTGACCACAGAGGCCGTAACGATTGGAGCGTACTTGAATCCATTATCAAACAGGCATGTGAATGTCTTTGTGTTAGACGCTGTAACTGTGCTATCGCTAGCGACCTTAAGTGTTTTACCAACGATGCTAAGTGCTGATGTTTTTGACTTGTGTGGTCCAGCAGATAATGTGTCAACAACAGAATTATTGTCTGTTGCTACTGATATCTGATTTGCCAACTGATTTAAAAGTTCAGCCATTTGATAGATGTAATGCGTATCTATTGGCTGATTCCTGTTTGGTAGTGCTAGTCCTGACATATTATTCTCCCTATTTTTCTCTATAAAGCAATCGGATCTGTTTCAAACAATGTTCCTTGTGCAGATACCGCTTTTGGGTATACTGGAATTTGAACAAGTGCTTGAACGTGTGTTTCTGTCCCCAACTGCGTAATGGTATATGCATTAAGTGAAGTTGTGGCAAAGTATTCATATGCTTCTGTGCAAGCCCCAGACGCACATCTTTTTAGATAGATATCAAACAAAGAGAATCTATCTTTATCTGGTGGTATTCTCCAGTTAAGTCTTACGGTGTTAATAGCACCACCTGGAGAACTGGCACTCTCTGTAACATAACTATAGTCTAGACTTGGAATAAGTAATATTCCATCAACATCATATTGAGCGTCCAGGTTATATACACGAGACCAGTGTGACACTCTGTTCTTATCTTCAGAGATTACCCTATATCTAATATTATAAACAAAGTCGTTACGATATGCCCCTGGCAATTCATAGAATGGCACTGTTACCTTCTTGATGATTGATGTAGCCATTATAAAACATCCAATATAACTCTAAATTCAATATAGTTATTTGTGTTAATGTTCTTTACGATTGTGGCTGGAACTGCACTCTGTACGATAGAGTATCCAGTCATTCCGTATAGTGGATTTACGGTTCCGACATTATCTAGTCTTACTGCATCCAGTGCCACGAAGTAGCCAGATCTTGCCACATCTGCGGTACCAGAAGCAATAACGGATGTTACGTTAGCGTTAGTCTTAGCAAAACTAAATGTGTCTGTCGTGTAGGCAGTAATAACGTGTGTGCCATCAAAGACTGCATCCCCTATGTCTACGGTAACGGTTTCTCCAGTTACCATACCGTGCCCAGTAGACTCTAGTGTGGCAACGTTTGTTGTTAATTCTTTGTTGATGATAGATATTTCGTCCATAGTGCTCACATATAGTTTTACGGTAGTCATTGCTGTCCAAGCGAAGGTTGGGCTGTAGGACAGTTCATCTAGGCGCTTTTCAATGACAAGATACCTGTTATTTTCAAGGTCGTTGCTTTCTGCAAGAACCTCTCCGTACATCTTTGCATACTGGGTTTCTAGATCGTTTGAGAACTCCAGGAGCACTCTAACTTTTGTTGGGACGGCAGTAGAGGCTCCTGTTTCAGAGATTAAGGAGAAGGCAATCTTGATTAAGTCTGCTGTAGAGTTTCTTGTAAAGTCTATTGTCTGGCTGCTAATTTGTAGATGTTTTTCTCCAACTGCAACGGTTCTGTCAGATAGTATGTGGGATGTATTACCTCTTAGCATGATAATATTATTGAGGTATCTACATCTTTCATACCTTGCAGCCCTCGTTGCATTTAGGAATCCAGCATTATTTGAGTTAGTTTGAATAGCATCTTCTGTTGCGGTAATATTGTTTCCAGTAGTTATAGACTCGTTGATGATGGGGAAAACTAAACTTCCAACTTCTGGTCTTGTCAATGTTATATCGTCGCTATACTGCCAGTTCTCAATGTCTGAGAATGTATATAGAGTCTTGCTATCATATCTTCCAGCGTCTGGATTCAATCCCGCCGAGAAAATGCCTATCTCAGAGATTTCATATCTGTCTTCTGTTGGCAGTTCTGCAGTAAATACGATCTTATTAGTTCCGTTATCATTGATATATCCACGAGATGTTATAGGAACTCTAAACATCTCAAAATCTAGAACATCTTTTGCTGGGTTTGGCTCGATTGTGATTGTTGCTCCAGATAAGGCTAGCGTAGGAACAAGATTTACTGTAAACACTGTAGTGCTAGAGATTCCAGTAACAACAGTACCTATCTGTAGTGTTCCAGTTCCGCTAGTCTTTTTAATTAAGCCACCTATCCAGATTCCTTCGGTACTAGAGACTGTGATATTAAAACTAGAAGACGATGCACCAGCAAAAGAACTGATCTCTGGTCTTGGCCTAGCCCCACACCCTAGAGCGATGTAAGAGGCATACGCTGGTGCGGTACCCATCAAGTATTTTGCAATTATCTCTTTGCCAGTATCAGTTATCATTTATATCCCCGCCTCATATACCTCTCCATTAATGACTATCTGTATTTCTATTTGCTCGTCTGAAAGAATGTTCTCAAACTCAAGGACAAGGCTACCTTCGGAGTTCAAGTACACGTTGTCCCCATTTGCCCCTCCACCATTTTGCGGAATCCTACTTGCTAGGTTGATCGGGAAGTTGTCAAAAATCTTGTCGGATGTTTTTTGTATCCTTACAAGGTTTTGTGGGTTGTACTCTTCTTTAAGTATGCCCAAATTCTTAATTGGCTGGTAGCGAACATCTTGACCATTCACTGTGTCCTGTCTTGAAAGACTAAGGAGTTCTCTGCTACCTATGTCCTCAAACAGTAGGTCAACGATGAGTTCTGCGTCGTTAATTATTGACTCGTCATTAAACTCTATGATGTCTCTTGTTGCAGTCTTGCTAGACGAAGTGGTTTGGCTACCTACTACGGGATCGCTTGATATTCCAGGAGGTACTGCTGTTACCATAATCCTTAAACCTCACTTAAATAGATATTCATATTCGGTCCATCTGCTGTTCTAGAGTAGTTTATGCTGTAAACAACAAATCTTGTTGTTGTTGGCGACACCATGTCTATTCCATCATCGTTCTTGTAGTTTATGTTCACAACATCCCCCAACTGCAAGGTTGGTGTTGCAAACAGGTTGATCCCGACAGATTTTCTAGGTTTAAGATTTTTGTTAATAATCCAACCCATAAGATCTTGGGCAGAATCCTGATCCTGTATAAAAGGCGCACTAACAGTGAACTCGTTTTTTCCATATAGCAATCTGCTTCTTTTAATTATATCATATTCTTCAGTGGCCTTCTGTGGAGAGTAGATAACTGTGTCTCCCTTAAGTTCTGGGTCAGACAAGGTTCCAATCTTCTTGAAATAATCGTCAACGGTCAGAACGCCAGTGGTATCCTGAGTAAATGTCACACCAAGGATTCTAAGATAGTTTCCAGTGGTTTCATCTAGACTTAGAAGTGTGTCTGTGTTGTTAAAGATAAGAAACTCTGCGCCATAGGCAGAAGGCAAGAATCCAGAAACAGAGTAGCCTCTAATCTTGTTTATTGTTGGGGCAATCTTTGCATACAGCGCTGGGTAGGCGCGATCATACTTAATATTAAAGTAGGCGCACTCTCTCATTATTGACCCAAACTCCTCAAAGTATATGTCGTACTGTCTGGTGTTAGATGGGCTAATGCCAGTGAGGTATGTGTTTTGAATAGCACCACTAATAGCATACTTGCTTAAGGCCTTTGCTGTGTTCATCTCAGAGTCCTTGTTACTGAATATGTCTGAGATTGGAGTATTAAGGTTGTTTGGGGTGTCCTGCCCGTAGTTTTTTGACAGGGCATAGACGTTCTCAAACATGGCCTTAGATGTTCCTCTAACAAACAGTCCTACTGAACTATTGACCAGTGGCATTGGAGACGTGTCTGTTACAACTCGGACTAATTTTTGATTGATGTATAGATAAAAATCTCTTGTTGTTGCACTTGTGTCTACATACTCTATAGCAAGGTCATACACTGTTGGGTTCTCTTCTCCCACGAACCTGTATTGTCCAGCAAAGTTGCCATCGTCAACTATGATATTTCCGTTGGCTCCCCATAGTTTGGTTGGGATTGCGTTAAAGTTGGTGTTGTCTTTCTGAACCTTGTAGAACATGATGTTGTCGAGTGCAATCTGCGCTTCTCCATCTTGGTTGTTCTTTAGATATGACTGAATGTTCTCAGTAGTTAGCGCAGCAATTTCAAAGTAGTACCCCATGTTTGTCTCTGGGTTGACAAGAGAGATCCCCGCAGAACCACCACCGATACTGATTGTCTGTGTTGGATCAAGACCTGGGATATTGAAGTACGTCATTCCTCCTACGGGGCTTTGTGATCTATCTCCCGCAGACTCTATCTTTCCAACAATACGGAGGCGAGTTCCGAAATGCTTGTATGCTTTGTCCATCGCCTTGTGCACATATGTCACGAAGTTTCTAGGAACATCTGTTGGTTCGAAGTCTGGACCATTGATGACAAGTGCAGAGGCCTGAACTGTTCCAGTTTGTGCAGTTTTGATAAGCCCTATTCCAGTCTCTGTTGACCACCCAGAAGATAGGAAGTTTTTAATAACTCCGTTTCTTTGAGACTTTGTTGCTCGTGCATTACTAACTCCAGCCTCACCAGAAGTAACTGCTGGGAGCGTAGGAGACAGATCTGTTGTGTAAAGATATTGAGACTGCATGTCGCATCCACGAACGTTGTTGTTGTCAGACCAATAACTTGGTACGCCTCCTCCATGAGACACTACTGGAGTATTAAACTGGCCTCTGCCATGCTCAACTACAGCACCATTCTTCATCTTGGTAATACCGTCTATAGTTTCATAGAATGGTTTTGAGTAGATTCGAACTAGTCCAGTAGGATACATCTTGCCATTAAATGGTAGTTTAGAAAAGAACTTCTGGTATTCTAAACCACTAGATATCCAAACATTGCTACTTCCTCTAACATACTCTTCGCTTGGAGTGTCTGATGCATTAAAAATAATTGGAGTACTCAGGTCTGTCTTCTTGTACCAAACTGGGATAGTTACGCTGTACTGTACGGCATCGTACTTAATGATTTCTCCCCCAGAATACAAATATCCTTGTGGGCGTGTAACAAAGTACACGTTTTCACCAAAGTCTAAAAAGTTGTTTGTTAACTGTCTAGACACGACGGTAGGAACCTGAGACGAGAGATCGCTGTTTAGTGGTAGCGCACCCAAAGCGTACTTTGATTGTGTCTCGCTGTTAAGGCTCTTATATGCCTCAGTTCCAGCCACTTCCCATAATAGAACAGGCTTGTAGACCCACATTCTTTCGCTATCGTTGAGTTGCGACTGCTTGAAACTTCCGTAGGATCTTTGAATATATCGTGCTGTGTAATTGATTGATCCATCGTTGTAAACTTTTCTGTCCTCTGAAGAGATCTCAATGATGTTAGGCAGTGGGGCAGTGCTTAGATTCTCAATAACGCCAGAGTCCACTGGATCTCTTGAGCCATATAGGGTCATATCTATAGATCGTTCGTTAGTAGAGTCTAGCAGGTATCCCTTTGTCATTACGATAAAGTTGTTATATTCATCAAAGAACATAGCAGACTGTGTGGACATTGCTATGTTGCTCAGGGTATCTGTAATCTTTTCGTCGGGGGAAACAAAGAAGAATGGAATGATTGGATCACTCTCTGTAGACAACCTCTTAAACGAGTAGTTAGAGAACCCAACTGAGTCTAGCAAGATACATATAGCCTGACTAAGGCTAACGTTGGTCAGGAATACCTCTGGAGACTTAAGCGATTCGAAGTAGAAGAACATGTCTCTTAGTTCTATGGATACAGTTCCAGTTGTGTTGTCTACTTGTGGTATCCCCTCGGAATATAGGGTTTTGAGTGGAACGTAGTAGTTGTCACCACCAACGTCCTTGATTACTTCATAAAATACAAACTTGATGTTCTTTTGGACATACTCTGCAAGAATACTTCCAGTAGTGCCATTCCATGCATTGTTGATGTTAAATGACTGGTCGTCATCGTGGATAGATAGTTTTCCAACAGACGCTAGCAGTTGTCCTACTGGCAAAGAAGATGATGAAAGGTCTGCCAAATTCTTTGTTATGTCAAAGTCGATTGTTCGTGAAGACATGTCAACCTCTAGTCTTGGAGATAGTTCGATAAGGTCTAACGAAGCGTTAGCCTTGCTCATAGACTTGACTACAAGTCTCATGCCCTTTACCCACACAAACTCTCTAAAGACTTTTGTGCTATGTCCTGCTGGGATAAAGTAGGAAGGGGATGTTAGGTCTGTCACTAGATTGGTGCTCTCTATGATTCCGTCTGAGCCTATGCTCCATGCATATTTTGCTTCAAACTGCGTGTATCCAGAGCCATTGTAAATATAAAAAATTCCCTTTTCAGAAGTAGACGATCCAACTAGGTATGCATATCCCAGCATTGATTCGTCTGGTAGGTTGTCTGCAGAGCCAATAGTTCCAACAAATACAAAGTTGTCCTTGTACAGAACTGGTATTTCAAGACCATACTCTAATCCAAGATATCCGTCTGTTCCAAATATTGGGCTTCCGTTACTACGCAGAGATGTGCTGTTAAACGAATATGCTGTCTGCCACATACTGTTCTCGTCAAGGTACTCTATAGAAAATATCTGGGGCACAGTCTTGTTGGAATCTCCATAAAATGGGTCTGAGTATGAAGCAGATTTTTCATTGGTGAATGGTCCGAGGTCTATGTCTCCAACATTGGTCTGCACCTTTACTACGAGTCTGTTGGCTGGAACGCTTTGCTTATAAACAACGAATGGGTTTGCGTCTGTTATCGGGTAAATTCCTAAAGAGTTTTGCTCCGAGAACCCATACTCAATATTGCTAGAATTAACGGTTTCTCCAGTGCTTTCAGTTCTTACAGACCTCCAGTACTTAAACTCATCGTCTTTGTGAGACATATAGTATCGTGGCCTACGAAACATGTCTTTATTGACGTGTGGGATAGAGTTACCACGGAAATATGACAACTTGTTGATTCCAGATCTAGGCCTAAAGGGTTTTATACAATCCTCTAGAGAGTAGTACATCTTCTCTTTTTCTTTTGGATATGCAAAGAGTAGTGGAGTAACCTCATCTTCTTCTACTCCAGATGCAATTTTTATATCTGAGTCTGTTGCCCCAGTGTAGTTGTTTCCAGAGTCTAGAATGTCAAAGATGTTTGGTAATGCGTTATACTGTGTTCCAGATGCTCGGTATCTGTAATTTCCTAGTTTTAATATATTTCCAGGAACGTTCATGTTCCACTCAGCAACTACTGCAGATCGTGACTTAATTGTAAACGAAGACTCTATGTGATTCTTCAAAACTGTATTTTGAAACACTCTATACTTCTTCCAGACTAACCGAAACGTTCCACAGGTCATGATTACGTTGCCCACGCTTAACTACGCTATAGTTAAATGTTAAAGACATTTGGACTATCTGGCTATACTCTGCTAAGTGAAGATGTGCTGGAGTATCTTGACCAAAGTTTGTGTATTTGTCATAAGAGAGGAAGACCCAGAAAGGCCCTGTGTGGCTTTCGTACCACTCAAGCATCTCTGCTCCACCTGCTCCACCATCTACCGTATATTCTCCAGAGGTGTCTGTGTACGTTGATATTCCAAGAGACTGATCAAAGTTGGCTCTTCCTGCAAAGCCTCGTGATGGAAGCATGTCCCAAGACGTGCTTATCTGTAGTTTGTCTGCAATATGATGAGACCTTTGAGTGGCATTAATCATTCGTTTCTTATTTTCAATTCTTAGGGGGTTAACCTCTATTGAGGACCTATTGTGGTCTGACAGAATGAGGAAGGAATCTGCCTTTTGTGCAGCAGTTAGACTTGTTTGATCTGAGTATTCTTCATATCCTGATGGTACATATATCCCCTCGGAAAGTACACCTGGATTATCTGCCCAGAGCATAGCCTGTGGTCTATACCACTTCTTTCTGCCTGCCATATATCCATTACTTGCCATTATCTTCTTCCCAGTCTCTGTGATTCTACTTGCTTGATCTTACCCATAACTGCTGATGCAACATCGTTTACATCTAGGTCAGTTCCATTTAATTCTACCTTAAGGTTATAATTATACACTGTCCCAGAGGTGCTTCCACCATTGTTGATATTATGTAGGTTTTGGACTCCAAATTTATCTACCGCATTTTTTCTCATGATAAATTCCCCAGGAGTTAACATGGCTGGAACTGTGTCTGTTCCTCTAGCAAACCCACCAGCAGCAAAGTACTTAGGCATAACCAGTCCACCCTTTGCCAGCGCTTGCATTGCAAATGGTCCACCACCGCCTCCTCTAGAAGGCTCTGGGGAGTATCCCTTTGGAAGTAGCCCCAGTGCTGCAAGTCTGTTTAGTTCTGCAACTTTTGCTGCATTTTGTGCCTCCTGCTTTGCCAAAGCATCCAGTCTTGCTGCTTCTGCTGCTGCTGCTATAGCCCTTGCCCTTGCTGCAGCCTCTTTTGCGATTCTATCATCTAGTGGATTGTCTACTATAGGGCTAGTTCCTGATGGAGTAGATGTGGCTGGCTTAACTTCTGCTGCTGTGGCAACACACGTACCAGTATAATAGTTGTAGTATGGACGGTCTTTACCGCATGGACCTTCTGGAACTACTGGAGTCTGTGTTCCTGGTGGAGGTGTAACAGTAGCACTTCCACTTTTATTAGCCAACGCTTCATAGAGTTTCTTTAATGCATCTAGAGCGTCCTGTGTGATTTTGAGTTTTGCTTCAAATGCCTTGATAGCAAGATCAACAACAGAGTCACTCGCTTCTGCAAGAGCATCTATCCCCATAGACTCTCTCATTGTTGCTATTTCCGTCATGAGTTTTGTAGTCTCTTTTGTCACCTTTTTGATTGCTGTTTCAATATCTGATGTGCTTCCAAGTGCAGAGTTAAGAATGTTTGTTAGGAATGTAGGTTCATTAATATTAACTCCAGCAGTCTTTGCAAGATCTAAGGCGGATAGGGTGTTCTCAATAGCAGTCTTAGTTGTGCCGAATGCTTTAAGGAATGCAAGGTTATTATTGACAATCGCAACACGAGTGTTTTCTTCCATGTCTGCGATAGCATTCTGAGAAATATCCATTAGTTTCTGAACTGCTTCTGCCTGCTGTTTTAGAGGAAGAATCTTGTCGTGCTCAATCTTAAGAATTTCTAATTGTAGTTTCTTATTTTCCTTTTCAAGTTCAACTCTACCAATCGCTGTAAGTTCTTGTTTTCTGGCTGCAGCGAGTGTATCTCCTTGAGCACCAAGGGCGCTAGAAGCGTTTCTTCCTCTTAGTTCAACAATGCTTTGTGCTGCTGCAGAGATGTCTCCACGGCTTAATGCATCCGCAAGAGAGACTCTAGACTGCTGTAGAGCAGTAATGTCTTGGTTAATTTTTAGAATGTTTGAGAGAGTTTGTTCTTGCAGATCATACTTTTCATTGACGAGATCTTCTTTTGCAGACATCTGCTCCATCAGATAGTTATTTTCTTCAATAATTCGTTGATTGCTGAGAATCTTTCCTTGTTCAATAGCCTCTATTTCTCTCTCAATAATAGAGTATCTATAACTTTGTGACGCTAGCGCTTCATTTTCTCTCTCAATTGACTCCGTGTACTTCATTGAAATAAGTTTTTCTTGCAACTGTATTAAGGCATTTTTACGGTTTAGATTAGCGATCAAGGCATCACCGTTATCTAGCCCAGCCTCTCTTTGCTTTTCCAAGACCTTCTTTAATGCTTCATATGCCCTAATCTGCTTCATTATCTCTGTTGTGTTGCCAGATTTTGCAATAACTGCTGCCATTTCAGCATTGCCAGCAATCTCTGTTGCTGTGGCGTCTTCTATTTTAGCAAGACGCAGTTTTTTGTATGCCTCAATTTGGTCTTTGATTCCGTCGATGTTTTTCTTCATCTCCTTGTAGATGTCAAACTTGTCTGAAGTGTCAGTTGTTGCGTTACCGTTCTTCTTTTCTTCTACTTTTGTTGCTGCATCTATTGCAGCCATTGTCTCTTTAATTCTTTTGCCTAGTTGATTCTTTGCTCGGCTTTTTGCTGCTGCTCCCTGAGCAGGGTCATTTAACACTTTTATAATTTTATCGTCTAATGACATTGCTCCTATAGACAAGGCCGTGAAAACCTTGAGCATGTCTGCAGCACTTTTAATTCCACTGGTTGCCTTTTGTGCCTCTGCATCTACGTTTTTAAACATTGAAGAAAGAAATGCGGTCTTTGCTTTTTGGCTTCCGATCAAATCAATAGATTTGGAGACCCTTGAAAGTTGGCTGTTAAACTTTTTAGTAGACAGAGCGCCTGAGTTATACTGATTGATCATTCCTTGGAAGTTTCCAGCAGAGACTTTTGCTGCAGAGTCCATTGCGATTTTTGCTTTATCTGAAAAGTCTTTGACTGGGAAAAGCATTGCATCCTCAAACGCCAAACGCCAGCCCTTCTCGCTCTTAAAGGCATCCGCAAATTGTTTTGCAGTAATGGCAGCAGATCTAGCCATAACGTCACCAGAGTTCAGGTCCATCTCTTTAAAGTTTAACTTTAATGAAGTCTTTCCAGCCTCTTCCTGTATTGCTGTAACTATAGTCTTTACCATATCTGGGGCAAACCCCTGCCCAACTAATTGTATACCCATAGACTGTAGACTAATCTTTGCTTGTCCTGGACTGGCTTTTTTAATGGCAGCAATATCATTTTTATATGCCTTCTGAAAATCAGCATTTGCTTTCAGTGACTCTATCCCTGATCTTGCACCAGCGCCCTGAGCAGTCAATCCTGTCTTTGAAATCTTAAAGTCTTTTGCTGTAACGCCAAAGATGTTTCCAAGAACTGACATTTTTTCTGTTGTAAGAACTGCAACATCTCCAAGTCCTTCAATCTTTAGTCTTGCTCTTTCTTGTAGTGCATTCATGACCTTCATTCCAACATACGCTACTCCTGCAGCAACCCCCAATAACTTAAGTGGTCCTGGAAGTGTTTTCAAAGAGAAGCCCATCATCTGAGCCATCATTCCCATTTGAGCAACCTGTCCAGCAACCTGTCCCACTTGTCCTGGAAGCATAGACCCAGCCATCATTCCAGCAGTCATAAGCATTCCAGACTTACCACCTGCTAATCCTCTTGCAAACCTGCTTCCTGAAACCTTTTCTCTAATAGTAGTTTTACGATTGAGTTGCTCGTCCACCTTCTTGTTTATCATTAGCGCTGCGTCATGTGAACGAGAAATCTCTTCTTGCATAGCCATTTGGCTTGCCTTTTTAACGTTACGAATATATGTTGGGGCCGTTTGACTAATAGCAGCGTTTCTTGCTTTTGTATAGGCTACTCCATCATCTCTACCGTCTTTTCCTGCGAGTGCATGTGGAGATTTTCTTTGTCTGCCAGCAACATAGGCATCTGAAGATCCACCAGCCTTGCGTCCAGCATTGTAGGCTTCTTGATCTTTCTTGCCTTGCAACCTTGCCATCTGTCCACCAGCCTCTAGACTCTTTCTGCTTGGGCGTTCAACTCCAGCACTCACTCTGGTAAGCGACTCGTCTACAGCGTTACTCATTTCGTGCCCAGACTTAGCCACTAATGCTCGGATGTCTTCTGGCGACTGTCCCATTGTCGCTGGAGTTATGTGGGCCATATTGTACTTAAAGTCAGGATTAAGACCGCCTAACGACGATTCTATTCTAGACAAATCTCTCGTCTTGTATCCAGAGAAATTCTTAAATAATTTGAGTCTATCTGGAGATCTTCCACCACCTCTAGACGCATCACTGATCATTCGTGGATCAGTCAAGTATGCCTCTAGAGCAGACTGTATTTCTGGACTTTGTGCTTTAGCAGCCTTTCTTAAAGAGCCTTGGGCAATATTTCCAAACTCTTCATCCAATATTTGTGTAGACCCTTTTGCAAGTCCAGCCATCATTCCTTTGTGAGAGGATTTAACAAACTTTGTTAGTTCTGGTCTCTCATTAAACATTTGTGCAGCCTCTTCGGGGGTTCTAGCGCCCAAGTTCTGAAGAATTCCATCTATGACTCCTGCATAAATAGCATCTCCACTGACACTCATTGAATCTCGTAGCGCTGCCCTGTTTGTTCCTGTTGAACGAGAAAGTTCTCTGTTTTGGGTGTCTGGTATTTTGATTACTGCATTTGTAAAAGTGTTGATTCCAGTAGTCCCTTTTTTAAACCCAGGAATGTTATCTGCAATCATTCCGTGAATTAAACCTCTATACTTGCTAGCCATTTTCTTAGGGATAACTGCTTCTCCAGGAGTTAGCATTGCTGGAACTGTATCTCCATCCCCCGAACCAGGAACTGCCCTTACTCCTCCAGCATATCTGTATAGTGGGTCTCTGTTAGCATGTCCTGATTGGCGCTGCTTAAGAGCATCCTCTTCTTGCTTCTTCAATATTGCTGCAGCAGTTTTTGGCTTGCCTGGTGTAGGAACTACTGATGAGTGAATTGAGTGGTATCCTCTCCAGTCTACCTTTGCTCCTTCTTCAAGTCTTGAAATCATGTCTCTATAGACTTTGGATTCTGGGTCATTAAGTTTAAACCCTGAAATAGTCTTCTTTAGTTTTGGAAGAGTTGTATCAATTTCTTTCATCATTGCCAGATGGTATGCTTCTGCAGTCATTGATCTTGGAACATCCATTGTGGCTTCTGCAAAGAACCGTTTAGCACCGCCCTTAGTTCCAAGAAGGTTTATGCCTGCCTGCTCTGCCATAGACGGCATTGAGTCTGCAAATGATCTTTGTCCAGAGGCCATCTTGAATACGCCAGCAGTACCAACATCTGCAAGCATCTTTCCAGACATATTAGCCATCTGCAGATCTTTGTCTCCTCTAAGATTTGCTGCAACGAGTTGCTTAAAGTACTCTCCCTTTGTAAACTTTCCAGACGGATTAGCGAATGATTCGTCGTATGGTGAAACAAGAACAATCAGTTTTCTTTGACCCATTCTGTCTGTTGGGTCAATCATTGTATGAACGTCTTGCTTAGGAGAGTGTAGTCCGTGTACATCTCGTGCAATGGTAGTTGCTCTTTGCTCTGCTAGTGCTGCAACGTCATCCATCATTGGCTTAACGAAGACTCTAGTCCCGTCAGCCTTCTGGTAAAGTCCACCAACTCCTGGTACTGGAAAACTGTGACCAGTTGTAGCAGAGATTTGTGTTCCAAAGTTTGTAGGAACCATGCCACCAAATCGTGAAGACGACACGCCAGCACTAATTGTGTCCATAAGGCTTTGTGCATTGCGCTTGTCTGTAACGCTCTTAAATCCTCTTGGCATTCCAAGGAAGTGACCGCCAGCGACTCCACCCTTTGCAAACCCTGGAATATTGTCTGAAATCATTCCACGAATAAGGCCACTGTACTTCTGAGTCATCTTCTTAGGGATAACTGCTTCTCCTGGTGTCAACATTGCTGGAACAGTATCTCCATTACCAGAACCAGGAACCATGCTTACTCCTTCGGAATACTTCTTAGGCATACCACGAGCAGCCATCATTCCTGGATTACTTATTGCAAACTTTTGTGCTGCTATTGTCGCTGCTTGGTATGCAGAGGCCAGTTGCTTAACAGCAGTTGACTCTAGAGTAAACACCTGTGTAAGATTAGCGTGTGCTTGGTTAAGAGAGTGAGATGCTGCTGCTGCCTCTAACTGCTCCATTGTTAGATACTGTGTTTGTTCTCCAAGAACTCTGGACTGTCCACTTAGTCTAAGGTATCCACTTCTTAGCATTCCAAACAACTTCATAATGTTGGCAACACCGTTGGCTAGTAGACCAAAGGCCATAAGAATAACTGGGCCAAGACCTGCGATAGCGATTGTGATTACAGTAATTACCTTTTTAACACCGTCAGACATACCGTCGAACTTTTCAAGAAGACCAGCAACAGACTTAAGAACAGGAGTAACAGCCTCTAAGAATATTTTTCCTATTGGAATAATTGCTATTTTTAGGTCTTCAACAGACTTTTGAAACTGAACCATTGGTGAGTCTGCAGTGATTCCAAGTTCTTTGCTTGATAGATTAGCAAGATCTTGAACAGATGCTCCCATTAAGTCTAGAACTCTTGCTGCCTGAGTACCCTCCTTTGTTACGTTATTAAACATCGCTCCTAGTCTTGCGTACTGCATGATTCCGAATGTCTTTACGAGAGCCTTCTGTCTATCTTGGTCTGATAGTCCGTTAAGTGCTTCTCCAAACTCTAATACTGTTGCTTTTACGTTCCCGACATTTTTCTTAACAATTCCATTAAGGTCAATACCCATACTAGTAAGAAGTGCTGTTGCTGACTTAGTTGGTGCAATAAGTTTTCCAAGACCAGACTTAAGTGCGTTAGCGCCTTCTGATGCATTAACTCCACCTTCCTTCATGGCAGTAAGGAAGAATGCTAGGTCTTTAACATCTCCTCCAAGACCTCGAACAACTGGCGCTGCTTTTGGAATTGCGAGGGTTATGTCATCAAGAGAAAGAACTGTTTGGTTTTCAACTGCGTTTAAGAAGTCGATTGTTTCTGCAAGGTCTTGTGAGGAAACTTTGAAAGCGTTATGAAGACTGATAGTAGTTTCTAGAGCCTGCTGACTTTCAATTTGGCCAAGAACGGAGAGTCTTGTTGCCTCTGTTGTTTGCTTCTGTAGATCGACTCCCTTGAACCCTGCTGCTGCTGCAGAGGCTGCTAATGCAACAGTTTTTGATGCAGCAACTCCATATTTTGTAAATCCCTTTGCTAATTCCTGAACACTAGATAGTGCATCTGCAGTTTCCTGGGGACTCGTCATGAGGTCTCCATAAACCTTCTTGAACTTGAGAGCAGATGCTTCCATCTCCATGAACACCTTAGATGCAGCACCACCAGCCATCATCAATGGAACTGTAAATCCTACCATTAACTGACGACCAGCCCACTGTGTATTCTTACCGAAGTTTAGAAGATTCGTAGACCCTTGCTTTAGTAGTTGATTAAATAGTGCTTGCTTCTGTGCAGCAAGTTGTAATTGCGTTGTACGATTCTTGAGGTCTAGGTTGTCTGGCATAACTGCCATAGCCTTCATAGCACCAGTTGAGTCTCTACCTAGTTTAATGTACTGTGTCTGTAGTGCTCTAACTCTGGCTTCTGCTACCCTGCCAATAGTGTCAAACTCAGACTTGAATATCTTTCCGAATGTTTTTGTTGAGGCACCTGCATAGCGGAAGTACTCACGCATAGAGAACTTATTCTTCTCCAACGATGTTGTAAAGGCTTCTGATGTACTCTTAACTGTTCGAAGTTCAGCCGTAACGCCCTTGATTGCATTGACGCTATTAAGAAGGTTAGTCTGCATACCCCTCTGGGCGATTGCAGCCTCAGAACTTGAACGGGAAATACTTGTATGAAATAAAGCAAGTTGTCGTTGAAGGGCTTTTATTTGTGCGAGAGAGTCTGACGTATCAATGTGTACGCCAATATTGGCTTGTACGTCAGTCACTCACTCACCTCGTTTAATTTTCTTACATAGAGATATCAAGAAGGTCTGTGACTTCAGCAAGGTTGATCCCTGATGCTGCCTCGACGATCTTATATACTGTTGGTAGATCAACAATGTCTTCTAGTGTTTTACCATCTTTTAGTAGGTCTGGGCCATACTGTTCCATTGCAATTTCTACACACTTCATTAGGATGTCAATTGATGCCTCGTTATCGTCAGCAACTGCTGCAACCTTTTCAAACTCTTTCATAAATGGTCGAAGTAGTGAGATTTTAAGTGGGCGCACCACAATTTCAGAACCGTCCATAAGTTTTATTGTGTCTTTGATTTCTGCCATGCTTTTATTCCTCCTGTTAGGTTACGTCAATTATATCATACTGGGTCTGCTGGCTTTTGGGTGCTATCGTCTATTTTTTCATATGAAAGACCCATGTTTATACCAAACCCTGCATTTATTGCATTCTGTCCTTGAAGAGCAAGTATGTCATTACTATCTGCAACTTGGCCTTTACTATAGACCCGTGCCTTTAGGTCTTCCCACTCTTTTTGGCCAGTTTCTTGACCAGTTTGCTCATCTAAGTCAACCCCCTGCATCGCTGCAAGAAACTTCTTTTCTTCGTAGTCTAGTTCCCTGTTCATGGAAACAATAGCCATTACTTCGGGGAGAGAGATAGACCTCTCCATCTCATCAAAGTTCTTCCAAACACCTACCAGAAAAACTTCTGTCTCTAGTTTGACAAGATCTAGGTCATCCCATGTCATCTTCTCTTGGTTTGACTCTACCTGCTCTTCTACAGACTCTTCTTCTTTTTGGTTAATTTTGATCCCCCCCGCAAAATCCAGAATCTTGTATACGGTTGGCATATCTAGGTGGTCAGAAAGTATGTCAATGCTACCAGAGATTTCAGGACAGAACTGCTTCATTGAAATTCTGGCGCACTCAAGTAGAGCGTCTGTATAGTCGTCTCCATTGATACCTGCGCTAATCGCTTTGAAGGCTTCCATGAACTCTCGAAGATATTTTATCTTAAGAGGTGATATTTCTAGGAGTACGCCATAAACGGTGTAGACTTCAATTGTTTTATATATTTCTGTGGGCACCCTATAAGTATAACAGACAACAAAAAAACCCCCCATGTTTGGGAGGCTTTTCTGGAATCTTAACGAATTAAGATGCTGGGGTCCATGTACGGTCAATTAACTTGCCGTATGATGCATCTGTGTCGTCTGGAAGTAGTCTGAATGTTACTTCAAACATGCTTGCAGAGTCACGCTTTGCAACAACCTTAACGTTCTGGATAGACAGGGCACGGTATGCAGCGTAGATACGTTCTACAGTATCTCCAACTGCGCAGTCTCCTGTTCCAGGTCCTACAGCGATAATTCCTCGCTCTACTGGGCATTCGCCAAGATCTCCTGCTGAGAGATCAAGTGACTGTCCTGTAGACGTACCCTTAGTTCCTGTAAGTTTGTCACTGCCATAGGCAAGTGAGATAAGAAGGTTCTCAAGTGTTGCTTCGGCAAAAGCCGTAACAAGGTTCACTTGCATTCCTTGCTTAAATAGTTTGGCAACGTCTAGTAGTTGATCTACTTGAACTTCTCCAAAGTTTGGCTGAAAATCTAGTTCCAGACCATTCGAAGTATATCCAACGTTGGTAAAAGCAATATTATCAGCAACAGTAGTTCTGTAAGACTCGCTTGAAACCTTTGTAGGTAGCGTAGTGCTATCTAGAACGGTATCTGCAATGAAAAACGATGCAGCGCCGACAATAATGTTGTTAGAGTTTCCTCTGACATAAGCCATGTGTTCACCTCTTTCTTATAGGCCATATAAATTTGGTGTTTCCTCGTTCCAATTATATCAGCCCTTTTTACCTATCTAAAGGTAGAGCCATCTGAGGCGTGGAAGTCATATTCTATGATTAGTTTAGACGTAAATAGGGTTTTGACAGAAATGAGATTTTGTATAGACCTTGGCTCTTCTGTCTGAAATGCCTTAAATTTGTGAAAATACACATTGCATGGGGTTGATACACCAGAGACCGTTTGTGGGTTAGTCACGGTCCACCCATTCACCTCTTCTGCAGACACATCCTCTCGGTCAAGCAGTTGCTGAATAACTCCAGTTGCATTAGTAAGATGTGCGAGGCTCGAACTATAAATATAGTACAAGACCTGCGCCCTTTTAATTGGGTAGAATGGGCTGGCCCTAAACTTCATCATTGTGTCATACTGAATCAACAGTGGATCTGTTGTTCCTGATGGTTGAACGATTGCCTTATAAACATCCTCGATATTTGTGGGAGTACTGGCAACAATAGGATTTAGTATCTGGCTTGCACTCACCCCTATGTCTTCATATTCTGCCAACTTAGCAAAGATATATGCATTAACCCATCTTGGTGGATACGGAAGGTTTACAGCCTTTAACATTATTCAACTCCAATCTTTGCGTTTACTATCCAGTTATACCCAGTCTTAAGACCTTCAGATCTGCCATACTTAGACCCATTCCTAAAGTTTGTCTTGAACACCGTTGGATTTTCGAGGTAGTCAAGTATTCCAGAAGACCGTAAGAAGATTTGGGTAAAATACTTTGAGAAGAATTCATCAAAGGCTCTCTTATATGATCCTTCTGCCTCTGTTCCACCTGGATGCTCAATGTGAACAGGGCTTTTTGTAAAGACCATCTCTCCATCAACCTCAAATGCTAGAACAGAGTTTTTCTTTGGGGTTATTGTCACTGGGACACCCTCTTCCATAATTCTGGCCTTATCATAAAATGGAGTATTAGACCCATTCTTTAAACTCTCGGACTGTGTAAAAGTTGAGTGTATAGAAATTCCTCCACCACGAACCTGATAGTCTATCTCGAATAGTCGAGCCTTTGGAGACCCACTAAGGGACCACTCGTACATGTGCTCTAGCGCTCTTGGATTCATTCTTGCATGAGCATCTATATAAAAGGAAAGCCCATCAATAATTCCTCTTCCTAGATTGGCATGAAATTGTTTTTCCCCGCCTTTGACACCCTCAAGGAATCCCATTGAGTACTCTATGGACTGGTTGATTTTTTGCTCGAAGGATTTAGTATCGAATGTGAGTATCACTAGTCTGCAACCGTCTGGCTTTCTGTTCGTCTTAATAACATTTTGTAATATTCTACACTCTGGAATGGTCCCAGTGCTGGCTCATAGGTTGCAATCTCAAATATTGTTCCCTTGCCAGACCGAACCCCTGCTGTCTCTTTATATACAAGTTCTCCAGAATTTAGTCTAAGGTTGGTTATCAAAATGTGTGTCAGAGGGACGCTATCCTCAAGACTCGTATATCGCACATCTGTTTTTGTTCGCCCGATAAGAAGAGACGAATTTTGAATAAGAAGTTCTGCAGGGCTATCTTGTCGTCCTCTGCGAGAGAAAGGCGATGCATTTAAGCATATAACTCCATCATAAATCCACTCCTTTTTGATTTCGTTGAAATCTCCCTGTGATATTTTTGAGTAAAATACGTCTGCCTTTAGTGGGAAAAGAAAGTCTGGATCTGAACAAGCCACTATAGAACTCCTGGTCTAAAGATATCCCTCTTGTACTTCTTCAAAATCTTGTCAACAATATTGTTACCAGTGTCAACTAGTGCCCCTCTATCAAACGTGATCTTAAAATCGACAGCATCGTATTCAGTGATAAATTTCTTGTAGTAGTCAAGTCTTCCACACTTTAAGTCATCTATTAGAAGTAGTGTTGCTAACTCAATATCTGATGGAATGCTCTTGTATCCACTATCAAGTATGAATGTATAATCAGACCCTTTGGCAAAGACTCCTCCTCTAGATGCAGAGTATGCCAAGTTCCCTGATGCAGCAAATAGGTTTATTGGAGCGCTTTGACTGCGATTATATTCATCAACCTCAAATCTTTGAATTGCAGAGGCATCATCCATTAGTGAAAACACCTGGTCATTTGTTAGAGACGCTGAGTCATACATGAGGACGTTGTTTTCATACACCTTTAGAACCTTGTTTGTCTTCGACCACACTGGGAAAATATCTATTCCTTCTCCCTCTGCTGTAAGGAGTGTCTTCTTATTATAGAATCCGTCTGTCACAATTCCATCAATCATGGCACGGGCAAGAAACTCATATTTTTTGTATTCTGCTATCTCTGTTGCTCCAGTTGCTACCTTAGTAGGGTCTACATACGGCCTTACTATTGATATATGATCTTCTATGATTAGATCGGTTCCGTTCTCATATATCAGCACCTCAAACTCTCTGTCAAACCTCAACTCATCAAGAGCAAATGAGTACTCCAGTTTGGAGTCAACTCCAGATGTTATGGCGACGGTTGAAGTAGTTCCATCTACGGAGTCGATCATCTTGACAGTGTACTCTACTGATGGACTGGGCACATCAAAGGACACTACGATTGGGTAAGGTGCAACTCTCAAAACATTCATTTAGATACCATAACTCCTTGCTAGGTCACTAGCGGTAGCGCTTGAAACAGACTTAACCCTAAGCCACTTCTCAGCGTCTTGCTTGGATACAAGATTGTACCCCTCTTTTAACTTGCCAACACCAGCCCAATATAGGTTTCTTGGTGCTAGGACAACCTCTAACTCTGAATCTTTTATTTCTTCTTCTTTAGCCTCTGGCTCTTCTTTTGGAACAAAGTTTAATATTACCTCTAGGAACTCTGCTTTAGTGGTTATTCCGAATAAGTCTATCCCGCGCTTTTTAGCATAAGATTTTAACTCAAATACAGTCATTACCTTTAATTCATCTACTAATGTCATTATATCCTCCAACTGCAATTATACCAGAGTATGACAAAGGGGAGAGCCGAAGCCCTCCCCCTCACCTTAAGGCTTTGGATTAGCCAGACACTGAGTCAGCGTCTGCCCATGCAACAGCGTCAAGTTCTTCCCACTGAAGTCCGAAACGGATGAATACTGTGTATTCAAATGTGTCTTTCTTTGGTTGGTACTGCTTGTTGACTGTGATATCTCTCTGCATACCCCATACGCGGTTCTGAGAGAATGTCAAGTCAATGTAGCCATCTGGGTAGTAAGGAACTTCCTGGACAGTGATGCCCAGAGCACGAGTAACGCGAGCGTCACCTAGTGTCTGTCCGTTACCATCAAGATATGCCTGACGGTTGGCCTGTGTTCCAGCAAGTGCTGGACCGTATGCTTCTGCTACTGCATCTGCAAGAGTACCGTTGTTCTTAACGATTCCTCCAAATACATCTGTACCAGCATAGAACTTTAGGTTCTTCTTGATTGCGCGGTACTTACGTGGCATTGCATTGATGATGTCCTGGATTACTTCTGGAGTCCAAGCATTGTTGGCTACAGTAACAACAGACTGGTGGGATGTACCCTCAGTCTTTACCTTGTTAACGAAACCGTCCATGATTGACAAGAATGCTCCTGTTACACCATCGCCGTTGATAGCAAGATCCTCAATGTCATTAGCAAATGCCGATGTCATTAAGCGAACGATGCGGTCTTCAAGAAGTGCACCTTCGATGTTATCTTCGAGAGATTCTGTAGAGATTTCCCAATCTAGACGAATCTTCTTTGTCGTTAGTTCAACTTTTGTGAAAGTTGCACCAGCGTTTGTGTATGTTGGGTCTGCCTGTGCAGCAGCACGAATAACTCTCTCTCCTACGTTAACTTTTTCAAGTTCCATAGTATTTGCTCGCATTGTTACTTTGCGACCATCTTTGGCGAGAACAGTTCCGTCCCATACATAGTCAATGAATCTTTGTGCCTGCTCAGGCGCAAGAATACCACCTGGCGTACCAGTTGGATTGACTGCGTTTTGTCCTGTATTGTCTCCAAAGTTTGCTGTTGCAATGTTACCAAGAACAGTAGTTGGAGTTAGAACACCGTTAGCGTCTCTTGCTACGGCACCACCAATATCTCCAGAAACGAGTGATCCGTCTCCAGTTGGGTGTCCGAAAGACTTAGCGATATCTGTATCTTTTGTTTCCGACATATTTTTCACCTCCTAGTGATTTATGTTATTTAAAAAGGTCGGTATTGAGGAAACGACCATCCCATAGGGATTTTTGAACCTTCACAGGTTCTAACTGCACAATCTCGCCGAGATCGCCAGACTTGCGGAAAGCGGTTGCTGCCACGGCAGAATCAACTCTCTTTCCAATTTCATTAAAGTTCCCATTAATATCTGCAACATCTTGTGTTACAGTACCTAGGGATTTTGTTAGTGATGCAACATCGTCTTGTAAAGACTTAATTGTTACAACGAGTTCGCTAAAGGCTGATGTGATAGCAGCATTGATATCTTTAATCTCAGAAGCAAGTGCCTCATCTGACTTAGATACCTTTGCTTTTGCCTTATCCTTTGCTTCTGCATCTTCGTCTGCTGGTGTTTCACTAGCAGTCTCTGCAGGAGTTTCTTTTTCATCATCCATCATTGGCATAGGCTTTTTAGCAGCCTTTTCAATAATTTCTGCTTCGGATTCAGCATTTGCCTCTGGAGCGACCTCTGATTTTTCTACAACTACATCTGTAACAATATCTTCTGTTACAACTGCTTCTGTATTTTCTGTCATAGGACTTACCTCCTTATTCATCTTAATTGCACTAATGCCTTTAGCACTATCAACTAAGAACTTTATCATTTCTGTATCGTCTTCTGTATTTTCCATTTTTTCTACAAAACCGATATTATTCATTGGGCCAGTACATGCTGGGCAAGACTCTTCTGAATCTGCAGAAACCTTGGTTAGTTGGTCAGTTGAGCAATAATAAACATTCTCTACAACTGCCTTAGAAAGATAACCGCCAAGAATAGTCTCTCCATCAAACTTTTGGATAGAGATTACGCTGGCAAACTGGTTTGCTGGGCTATCCACTAGGGACAACTCAAAGAGTTCGTACTCTTTAATAATTCTGATTGATCTATTCAGATCTTTGTTAAACTCGTCTGCTGTTTTTGTGATATTTCCACCAATAGAGAATCCTGCAAGAGTTCCATCAAGAACCTTCTCCCATGTGTCTTGCGCTCCCTTAGAGACGTAGGCAGAGACAAAAATACCATTATAAAACTTCTTTGTTTCTGGATCGAAGTAGCGGTCTTCTTTAAATGAGACAATCTTGCCAACAGCGATTGGCTGGTGCATCTCTCTGATGTTTCCCTTAAATCTTTTGAATGCAGATACAGAGGCAGCAGTTTCAACAATGTCGTCCTGCTTGTCTATGTTGTCTAAAGTCGCAAAGCCAGAGACGATTCTTCGTTCTACGTCAACCTTGCTGATAGGCAGGGTTACTCGAACATTGAGTCCTTGGGTCGACCACTGAGCCTTTTCCATAATCATATTAGTCCAATTATACCAAACGTTTTGACGTAGATCTCATTTATTGAGATGCCCTACCAGAACCCTTTGGATTCCTACCAGAGACGGTTGATGGGCTATCAGAGTTATTGTTTGTTCTTTCGGCATCCCGCGTTTTTGAACCAACGCCTTCTGCATCAGATGCGTCTTTTGGATTAAGAATTAGAGGCTCGTCTCCACCCTTGCGACGTGGATAGCCAAGCGCCACTCTGATTTCATTAGGCACAAGAATCTGGTTCTTGGCATATCTCTCGTAGATCTGAGACTGAGCGATCTCGTCTGTAAGCGTCAATTCGTTAAACTTGAGCACCACAACATCTGTCTTCTCCTTGATTACTCTGTTTATGAGTTTTTCTAGGTTTTGCTGAGACGGTCTAGCAATCTGCTCTTTGAAGTTTCTATCCTGAGAAAGTGCTGCAGCCAAACCAGAGTCTGAGACACCAATCTTTGATGATGGCATCTGGTGTGCTGCAAAAATGTCATCTCTGTTCTGCTTTCTGTATTCCTTGAAAGATCCTTCCTGGACTCCGTTTTCTAGTGGAATCATCTCAAAAGTAACCTTACTGTCCTGCGTGTCTGCTGGAAGAGGGATGTAGAGAGTTCTGTGATTCTGCCCTTTTAGGCTGGTCTTGAGGAACTGAAACATCTTGTCTTCTGAGTCACTTGACAGGTTGGCTCCCTTTAGTACAATCACGTATCTTGGAACTGCCTTGTTCTCAAAGAAGTCGATATTATATTGTGATGCTAGTTGCTCTCCAATTAGTGACCCAAGAGCAGATACGACATCTGGAACTCCATAAAATGTATTTAGGGGTGAGTATTCTTTATAGTGCAAAATCTCATTAGGGGATGAATCGTTTGTGACTGGGTTGGCATTTGTAGCCCCGAAATTTCTAAAATAAACAACCTTGTTTCCAATCAGTTGCAGGTACCCATCCTTTAGTCTTCTGATTCTAATTGTAACTGAGGGAATGTGTCCTAGATATCCTATC